CAAAAATATGAAATCCCCGAGTATCATTTACATCAGTCCAATACATCTCATAAGGATTGCCTAGATAGAAGACTTTTCCGTTATTTGATCGAGTGTGATAGTGTCCCGAAAATACTTTGGTAAACTTATCAAATATTTTAGGATCAGTGCCGTGATCTTCCATTATCAGGTTTCTATTTACACGAAAACCTTGAAGCTCTAGATGACCGAAGGCAACTTTTGCTTTTGATTTATTAATTATTTTTAGTGTCTCATCATAATTTTCACTACATATCCAGGGAATAAAAGTCATATCAAGTCCACCAACTTTTGTATTTGTTGGAGATTTATAAGTCTTTATATTTGGATAATCTTTAAGTAGCAACTCTGGAGCATTAATTTCTGTGGAATTGCGGAGAAATATATCATGATTACCAACAATCATATGAGTTTCATATTTTGATAACGGGTCTAAAACCACTTTTCGTGTCCAATCAAGACCCCAAAAATCAATACTTTTGCGATTGTCAAAGGCATCCCCCATATGAATCACTGCCTCTACATTATTTTCTTCTAAGGCAGGGAAGAAGATGTTTTTGTAAAATAACTCAAAGTAATCATGTAAGTGCCTGGAAGCTTTCCTAGCCGACCAATGAGTGTCTGTGATTACACCTATACGCATAATAATCCTTAACTAGATTTCAAGTATAGCACGGCAAACACTGGGGAGTCAAGATTGTATTTTACTTATTACGATACTGAATAGCATCTTTAATGCTGTTGTATTCACTACTATGCCCAGAAAGCAAACTGTCGTCAACCATCATAACTTCATCAAACCCTGTGCGTTCAATGATCTTGGTCTTGATTTCTAATTGTTTCTTTTCCTTTTGAATTCTTCTCAAAAATGCGTAGTGAATGATTTGAGTAAAATATGCAAATGGGTTCTTTGACTTCTCTGGATCGAAATTATGAATGTATTGAACACAATTTCCAGTCAATAATCCATTTCCCAAAACAAATGAATTTGTTTCCTTCTCTTCTAGGCAAAATACATCATCTTCACCATATTCTTTAATATATCTAACTTTTGGTTCATAATCCTCCGGTTTTGCTAGAGTAATTACATTTAAATCTTTACCGTTCTTATACGATCCGTCAGTATCCGTCCTAGTTACTATTCTATGACTAATAATATGATATCCAGCATATGGGGAATATTCAATTAACCACTTGGCGGCATCAGAATTACTAGTACTAATTTGTAATCTTTTAGTAGATGTTGTTTTATGTCCATCCGCCAACCACCACCCGTAAATAAATCCAGCAATATATTCAGGATCTGTGGTAAATGGAAGATCTTTAACAAGAGGAAATTTTCCAATATAATAACAAGGATCTCCATTTGCATGTTCTGGATAAGTTGGTTCATAACCAAATTCATTCAACAATGAAATAATTTCATCCTTAACAGAATCTTGTTTGCACACTCGTATCCTAGCATATCTTGAACCTTGAGAAACTACTAAAGGGTCTCCATATACAACAGATTTGTGACCGGATCCATCCCCATAAAGAAGACCATGTAAAACAGATGTTTTATCATATGACTTCTCAATTGGGGCATTTTGTAAACAATCACCTACTCTCAAATCAGTTACAACTTGTTCTTGATAATCAAGACATCTTTTTTTATTTCTTCTCGATGATACAAACCATCTATGATTATCCGTCGAGATTACTTTTTGAATCACATCGCTTTCAGGAACATTAAATGAAGAAAATCCATATTCATAAAGCATTTGTTTGCCATATGATTTACATAGTGCTTTTCTCCATTTTCCATCCTTACACCTTACGGTAATTACTTTCCCAAGTAATTTTTGAATTTCTACTGGACCATATTCAATTGTTGGAATAATAGTAGATCTGTGAACACAATTTTCAATGCCGTCAGAAATCATATCTTCACGAAACATATAATTCACAAAATTTGGTTTATATGAAAGGTGAGTGGCAATCTTTAAAAAACATTCTCCAAGATAATTTGGAATTGGTGGTTTACCTTCCCAATGCTTACCCCTATCATCTTTAGTGGGGTTTCTATTGAATTTCTCATTGAATGATTTTTCAACTTTAGAACGATATACAACCATCGCTTCTAAAAGTTCTTTATTGTTTACATAATGTTCTGTCTTTTTCTTAGGCATAGCATTGGACTTATCTAATATAGGTTATGCTTATTATACCACAATCATAGGGGGCTTGACAAGGTATGAAATTGTGTGTAGACTACCTTTGTCCCGGTTGAAGATGAGGATTTAGCTTTCTTTAAAGCCTTTAAAGATTCTCTCAAGGCTCTTGCGAGCATCTTCAACGGAAGAGAGATAACCCATCTTAGAAGAAGGTTTTACTTGACTTGAAGGATTATAAACGTCAATACTATCATCATCTTCAATGTAGTTGTTGTAGATCTGTAGTTTCAGTCATTGTAATAATTCTATCAAGTTTTACAATAAAGAAATCATCATCGGATAATTCCATCCATGGTTTAACTTTAAGATACATTCCATGTTGATTATTATAAGACTTCATTGTGACTGGATTCTGAAGTACTAAGACAGGATCTCCGTCATTCTCATCCACAAAGACTAACGATAGAATCTCTTCACCTGATACTAGTTTTATAATTGCGTAAAACTCATCTCCCATTAGTTTTTAAAAGGTATGTTGACAATATCATAATTAAAGTTTTCTTCATTATAGACTTTGATTCTTTCAATTAAGTGATTAAGAGTATAATTCTTTCTTGACTTATAACTGATATCATCGGCAATGTCATATAGAGTTGCCTTTGTCTTATTATTTCCTTTTCTTAGGACTCTTCCGATTGATTGAAGATTTCTGATTCTTGATTTGGATGGAGAAGCAAAGATTACATTATGTAGATTCTTGATATTAATTCCTGTTGAAAAAGTGCCGTATGAAGCAACAATAATCGCATTATTTTCCTTTTCAGCAATCTCTCTTACTTTTTCTCTATCTTCAGTATCAACACCACCATGTACGAAAAATACATGACGATCTTCACCTATACTCTTATTTATCATTTCATATAAAGGTTGTCCGTGTCCTTCAACCCTTGCAAAAAGAATTAAAGTATTTCCTTTAAGATCTATCGCAAGATTTTTGATAAACTTATTTCTCTTTTCGTGATTGATAATATACTGGACTTCTTCTTCAAAATTTTCAAAACGATTCGGTGGATGCTTCAATAGAAGAATATTAATGTCAAGTTTGGCAACATGACCTTTCTTCATCAACTCATCAGTCTTGATAATCTTATAAGAAGGTCCAAACAATCCTTCTAAAACCCACTTATGAGTTTGTGTGCCGTCTAGGGTGCCAGTGAATCCAAAACGGTATTTGGCATCAGAAAGTTTTGTCATTATAGATACTAATGACTTTGATTTAAACTGGTGTGCTTCATCTCCTACGACCACATTAAATCTTGAAAAGTATTGACGGGGGAGTTTGTAGATGGACTGCCAGGTAGTAATAATTACCTGAGAATTCGTTTCTCTTTCTTTCCCAGCATAAATCTTGTGGCAGTATGATCCCACATCAAACCCATAATCTTCAAAATCTTTATACATCTGCTCTACAAGGGATGTCGTTGGGACAACTACGAGAATATTTTGTCCTTTCTCAACGTAATATCTCACAATCGAGTATATCATCAACGACTTTCCAGAAGCAGTTGGAGATATCAACAACTTTCTATTATGTCTTAATGCGTCGTATACTCCCTCAACTTGGTAATCACGGGGAGCATACTTACAAATAGAATTCATATAATCTTTAACACCTTCCTTTGAGATGTTTTCATTCACCTCAAAAGGAAGACCATAATACTTATTGTCACGAAACTCATAAGTATAATCGTGCTGCTCACAGAATCTTATGAGTTTGTCTAATAAACCAATATATATTTCTTTCGTGTTTACATTAAACAAGTAAATATGCCCATTCCAATACTTATTTCGGTAAGCAGGGGCAAACTTAGCATTTGGGACTTCAAATTGAAATGCGTCTCTTAATTCATAATAGACGTGTGGCTCTGCTTCAACTTGAAGATATACCTCATTCTTTTTTGAAATAATCAAATGTGACATTCATAACATATCAGTTATGAATATTTATTTCTATTAATTAAACCCGGATTGGAATCGGTTCCAATCTATTGCGTTCTTGATGGAGTAATTGCGATTAGAAATCATCTTGATCACTTCCTCAAGAAACTTAAGCATAATGTCATAATAACGAATCTTCAGATCAATTTTATTCAACCTCTCATCGGCGTCTAGGTGCCTCTGTAACGCCTCTTTGTCTCTAACCTTATATGGAAATGGGTTTTCAATATAAACCTCTGCTGGTGCCTTTCCAGTGTAGTAGTTGTATCTTTCCAGTCTTACCTTACTATAAGTCTCTCTTGCCTTCTCTCTGAGTAAGGTGATTGTATTGTAGATTGTATAATACTTTGCGTGAAGTTGTGGAATTTTTAAAGATTCGCCATGCAAATTATCGGGGTCAATGACAGAATCTCTCTGCCACATTTCTTGTATTTCGTCAAGTGTCACTATAATCCTGTAGTAATATCATAGATAGTATACTTGAAGGTTACATCTGCTGTAAAGTACTGAATATCTGTCTGAGTAGAATCGAAATTTAGTGAAGTTAAAGAAACTGGAAATAAATCTTTGAATTTTACAATAGCATTTGTATTATAGTTGCTATCCAAAATATAAAGACTTCCATCACTGAATGCTCTTTTAGGATCTAATGGTTGAGTTAAATCATCTTGATTGGTGAGCAAGTCTCTATAATCTTGTGCGCTTTCTGGAAATCCAAGACCAGTTAACCAATTATGAATTGCCATATAGTTAACAAGATCTTCATCAACTAAGAATCTTAAATTTAAATCTTCATAAGTAAGTATATCTCCGGGTATATCAAGATTTTTCAAATATGTATTTTGTGTTTCAGTTTGTAGTGTTATTTCTGGAATTTTACTACCAGTGCAAAAGAAAGAAACTTTTGGTTCTTTTGCTAAAGTAAACTTAAACCCAACGGGGGATAAAAAATTTCGATTTGAAATTTGATTTGCAAATATATTTGTCATTATTATTTTTTAGGTGATACTTTTTTTGATGCTGTGGGAATTGTTGGTTCAGTTCTAACATAAATTTTTCTCTTCCCCCACTCGGTCGATGTTTTTACTGGTGCCAGATCTTGTGCAGTTCTTAGACTTAAATCCATTCCAGTTGTTTTATTATAATCACCTGATGGACCAAAATTACCAGTGTCTTGAACTGAAGTTTTAACAACTCTCGTGTCATTTCCCATTGGTTTTGTAGTTAAATTTAAGTTAGTTCCAAAAGGAATAGATGGTTCTGTGCTTTTTTTAGACTTATAAGGAATTGCAACTAATCTTTGGTTATCATTAAATTTATGACCACTAGCAGTTAAAGATCCTGGAATGTCTACTTTACTATATGAACTTGCGTTAACTGGTTTCCATCCATATCTTTTTTGTTCTAGATCTGTGTGTGGTCTTTGAGTAAACCGACCAGTTTTTTTATTCAGAACACCTGGATGGTAGTTTTTATATGCAAGAACTTGTTGAGATTGGGGTTTTGGTTTATTTTGTGGTTTTACCAATTTCGCCAACGGATTCCAAAATTCTTGAATATTTGCATCGACGCAAAATTGTTTAAAGGACTTCATAAGTCTTTTATTTTTATTTATTCTTAAAGAACATATATGTTATAATATACTTTACCATCTTATGTTGAAATGTTTAATGAGTCTCATTCAATATCTACAGGAAAATTGGGATAAATCAAGTTTTATAAAGATCTCATTGAATGAAAAAATTCGTAATGAGATTGAAACAGAAACATCTTTCTTAAATTTTTATTATAAATCAATTCCACTTCGCACTAGAGCATATGTAATTGTAAATTCAATCACTGAAGATACTTTACCAAAATGTAAATGTGGTTGTGGAAAAGTTTGTGCCATTAATCTGACATATGCAGTTCAAGGTTTTCGTAATTATGCAGATTCATTCTGTTCCCGTAAAAGTAAGACAATTTCATCCAAAGCAAAAAGTAAATTAGAATCTTTTGAGTGGATATATGCGCAGAGAGTAAGTCAAAAAAAGTCCATTGAACAAATTGCCAAAGAACTCAATATTTCTACAATACCTGTGGTAAAGTATCTCAAAAAACATCAAATTGATAATTTAGTCGATTCAAGAAGAAGAAATAGTTATAGCACCTCAATTTTAAGTGATAAAGAAAAACTTCAAAGTCTTTATGAAACTGGACTTACCTGCGAACAAATTGCAAATCAGTTAGGAACTACAAAATCTACAATTTCACGCTGGTTGAATGTCTATCAAATTCATGTAAGAGAACCAAATTCTTATGAAAGAAAAATTAAAAAAATAAGTAAGGAAGAAAACACTTTATATGAGTATGTTAAAAGTATATATTCCGAAGAAATTATTCAGTCCAATCGTTCAATTCTAAAGGGAAAAGAACTTGATATATATTTGCCAAAACATCAACTTGCAATTGAATATAATGGACTATATTCACATCACTACCGACCAACAGAAATTAAAGAGTCATTGATTAAAGGAAAATCTTATCATTTACAAAAAACTCTTAAATGTGAAGAACAAGGAATTCAACTTCTACAAT